GGCGCAGTAGGACCGAGAGGCCCAGAAGGTCAACGAGGACCTCAAGGGAACACAGGTCCAGCAGGCGCGAGAGGTGCCACAGGAGAACGTGGTCCAGCTGGAGCTCCAGGCCAAAATATCATCAACCAAAACAGCGGGCAAGCGCTGAAATATTGGGCTGGAACAAGGTCTCAATATGACGCGATTGCTAACAAGGATAGTAATACTATCTATGATATCTACAGTAGTACGTAGGAGGTAGTATGGCTAGAGAAGGAATTTACGTGGGTGGCAAGGAAATCATCCAGCGGTATGTAGGTGATAGGCTTGTTTGGGAAAAAGTCCGTTTTGAATTAGTTGGGACATTTTCTTGTTCCATGGTAAAAAACGAGTATGAAAAAACTATTACTGTTTATTTTAGAGATCTTGACACTTCCGATGCTTTGGTGAATGGTATTTATTATTTAAAATCAAGAGAACATGGACTGAAATATCCATTCGTAAAAACAGTCGTGAAAACAGCACTATCAACATTTGTTGGCTTTTCAGCAAAACTATCTTTTGAAAAAAATAGCGATTATGTTTACGGTTACTACAACTGGGTTCCAGCAGGTGGCACTGCACCTCAAGAATACACTTATATAGACATTCCATTCTATAGAAAAATAGGAGGCTAACACATGGACATAACCATTCAAAACGTTCGTTCGCCTGCTCTTGAGCATAACGGACGGTATTACAAGGTCTTTCAACCACGGACACGAGATGAGCTGCTGAAACTGCACCATATGGGTTGTGTGGGAGACACGGTGCTGACTGATATCCAGCTAGAACAGGGGGATTTCCCAACTAGCTTTGTAGAACCAACTGTCACGCAACGTACTCTATCTGGTCTCTTCAAGGATATGCGTTCAATAGAGTTGGAATTGAGAGACCCAAACAGTACTCTCTGGGGCAAAATCCAGCAGAATAATCAAGGGGCGCTAACTCAGTTCTTTGATACAAATGTCAAGAGCGCCATCGCTCAGACTGCTAAAGAAATTCGGCAGGAAGTGCGAGACGCTGCTAACAGTGCGAGGGTACAAGTTACGCCAGAAGGTGTTACTATCGGCTCTACTACTCTAACTGGTGAGCAGTTAGCCTCTACCATTTCCGCAAGCCCTAGAGGTGTGGATATCATCGCTCCGCACGTTCGTGTACAGTCCGATATGTTGGTAGATGGTGCTGTAACAGCTAGGAAGATGGCCGCTGGTTCTGTCACTGCCGAACATATCCAAGCTGGAGCTATCACGGGCGATAAAATCAGCGTAGATGATGCCTTAATCAAGAACCTGACCGCTAGAGATGCCTTGATTGACAAACTGACATCTAAGGAAATCTTTGCGACTAAGATTGAATCTGTCGTGTCTAGTTCGACATTCCTTGAAGCCTATCAAGGAAAAATCGGTGGTTTCACACTTGGTCAATTTGACCAAGGTGGAGGCCGATGGATTTCGGGCGTAAACCAATTCTCAGTTGGAATGGGGAATGGAGCTGGTTATGGCACTAAGACAGCTTTTTGGGCTAATTGGGGAAATAGCTGGAATAAAGCAGGACCCAATGCTTGGAATGTGAACACAGACGGAAAAATGTACTGTAGAAATGAAGTGAACTTCTATGACGAGGTTGACTTCTCAAATACTTCGAGTGCCAACTTTTATGGAACGTCAACATTTATACAATCTCCTACTTTCTCAAATGGTATTGATATGAGAAGCAAGGAAATTATCGGTCAAGGCGGAAGTCCTCGTAACGGAAATCAAAATGCGGTTGTTTGGTGGAATCAGGTTGGCGAAGGAACAGTAAAATACTGGATAGATAAGAAATCAGACAAACGCTTGAAAGAAAATATCACAGAGACAACTGTGAAAGTCTTGGATAAAATCAACAGACTACACATGGTCGCCTTTGATTTCATCGAAAGCAAGAAGCATGAAGAAATTGGTTTGATTGCTCAAGAGACTGAAACTATCGTCCCAGAAGTTATCTCACGAGACCCTGAGAATCCAGATGGCTATCTGCATATCGACTATACTGCTTTCGTACCCTACTTGCTGAAGGCTGTCCAGGAACTAGACCAGAAAATCAAAGAATTGGAGAACACACATGGATAATCACACAATCGACATGCTAGTCGCTGAGTCGCTCGCTAACCGCTTGAAAGAAGGTGAATTGAATCGTGCGAATTTAGAGGCACGCTATACGCTGGCTTTAGCTGAATTGCAAGCCTTTAAAGCCGTACTGGAATATGACCCAGCGCTTAAAGAACTGTTTGAAGAAACGCAAGCTAAAATGAAAGGAAATAACGCATGACTTACAAATTAACAGGAAGCCCTATTTTAAAAGGGGAAAAGAATGTCACAATCGTGACGATTGAGAAAGAAGAACCTGGACGCTACAGCTATGAGCGTGTTGAATTGCCAGGTAATCGCACGCATGATAATGAAGAGGTGCTGATTCAAGCAGTTCTGGATTTCATCCGCACAGAACTTAATCCAACGAGTGCCATCGTTACTACTCAAGCTAAATTAGAGCAGACTCTGACTAAATTGGAACAGGTTGAACAGAAAGTAGCTCAAACTCAAGCAAACCTTGAACAAACTAAAGAAAAATTGACGCAAGCAGAAGCGAAGCAGACGGCTACAGACCAAGCAGTTAAGCACAATCAGGAAGAAACTGACCGCTATGGGAAAATCATTCATGCGGTCGTTTTAAATGCTGTAGCAGGCAAGACAATCGCTTATGGAACTAACTACAAGGAATTGGTAGAGTTGATTCCACTTGCTGAAGTTGGGAAACGTTACTTGGCACATGACTTGATTACCATCGAAGATCCAGCGCACGTTGAGGTAGACGGAGAAGGCAAGCGTATCTTGGTTCAGTTGAACAGGGAATTCACGTATAATGGCGAACCAGTCAGCGACTTTGCCCGAAACGGTCGTCTTGAAATGGACGGAACAGGGGCAGCATGGAAGTACGAACCTAAAGGATAGAGGTGTTTATGGACGTCTTACAACAGATAGAACATTTCTTCATGAACGTGCTACCATCGGCTTCACCGATTATTATCGCTTGGCTTAGCTACAAATTGCCGAAAAAAGCCAAAGAAGAAACAGATAAAATTGTCTCGGAACTAACCGATGTCAAGAAACAAATCAAAGATGTCCAAGAAACTGCATGCGACAGCAACACCAAAATTGATGAAGTACAAGCCAAGCTAAAACTGCACGATGAAGCGCACCTTGTCACGATGAGGATGCGCCTAGATCGTGATATTCGCAGGGCTATTCGTCGTGGTTTTACCACCAAGGATGAGTTCTACGTGGTCGAGAACATGCACAATAGCTATAAAGCCTTGGGTGGCAATGGCTACATTGACCACTTGTACAACAATTTTGAAGCGTTGCAGATTAGAGACGACATCTTAGTTGAAGATGAGAAAGGAAAAAATATATGACACAATTTAATGAAATCATCATTGCTTTTGCTACAGGATTCTTAGCAGTAGCAGTAGGAAATATCGTAAAAGCAGTGAAAGAGTATCTTTTACGCAAAGGCGGAGAGAAAGCTGTAAAAATCGCTGAAATCCTAGCTAAAAACGCGGTGCACGCCGTGGAGCAGGTAGCTCAGGAAACAGGCTACAAAGGTGATGAAAAGCTGGAGCAAGCTCGTGATAAAGTCCGAGCTGAGCTGACCAAATATAATATCAGTATGACCGATAAGGACTTGGATACATTCGTAGAGTCTGCCGTGAAACAGATGAACGACGCTTGGAAGGAGTAAGTTATGTCTAAAAAACAGGAAATGATTCAATTTTTCATCGACAAGGCCAACTCTGGCGATGGAGTGGATAATGATGGAATGTACGGAGCTTAAGCGAATGGGCTCGTAACCTCGAGAATTGCTGGAACCTCCTTAGAGCTATGAGGCTACAACGTAACTGGTAACAGTAAGCGTGAATGCTTAAAAACTTCATAGATTGGAAAATCAGCAGCCGAGCCTCTATGGTAACAGTAGAGGAAGGTTCAACGACTAAGTGCTTGCAATCGCAAGACAGCACGAGGTATTTGTGGTATAATATAGTTAGACGATACGAAAGGTTTAACTAATGCAGACAAAAGAGCATAAAGATGTTGGAAAAACATTTAATCATCTAAAAGTATTGGAAATATCAGGTAAAAATAAATACAATAAATTACTTGCTCTGTGTCAATGTAATTTGTGTGGAACAAAAAAAGCGATGGTGCTTACTGAGGTAAGAAACGGATATTCAAAATCGTGTGGTTGTTTGTCGCGCAAAGTATTGGCTTCCAATCGTGAAAAACATGGAATGTCTGGTACAAAAATTCACCGAGCGTGGAAAGGTATGAAGCAGAGGTGTAATAATCCATCATATGATCACTACGAAAGATACGGTGGTCGGGGAATCACATATTCTAAAGAATGGGAAGAGTTTGAAAAGTTTTACGAAGATATGGGAGAACCACCTAGTGAAAAATATCAATTAGATAGAATCAACAATGACGGTAATTATTGTAAAGAAAATTGCAGATGGGTTTTGCCTAAAGACAATTGTAACAATAGGACACAATATAAAAACAAAACAGGTTTTACAGGAGTTGTTGAAAATACCAGTAAAAAAGGGAGATACTCTTCATATTACAACGTGAATAGAAAACACGTCTATGTAGGTACCTTTGACTCACCAGAAGAAGCTTACAAAGCTAGAATTGAAGCTATAAAAAAATATAATCTCGAAAATAATGCGAATTTAAAGTTTATTGAATTAGATGATTACCACAAATAAAGATATAGTCTCATCTCATATGAAAGTATGAGCTCGTTATAGAGGGAATACATTATACATTCTTGGTTTGAAATAACCAAGAGGAGAGTCGTATTTTAAAGAAAATGCAATGTGCGGATGTTCCGTGCTACGCTTTTAAAAATTGGTACGGTGTGACCCTTTGGGGGAATGCTTATGACTTGCTTGAGTCAGCACGTTCACAAGGCTTGAAAGTCGTGTATGATGCTGAATATCCAAAGGCTGGTTGGTTCTTCGTGAAAAGCCACGTGGCTAGCGACGGTGTCAATTACGGCCATACAGGACTTGTCTATGAAGACTCAGACGGTTCTACTATCAAGACGATTGAGCAGAATATTGATGGCAACTGGGACTACCTTGAAGTAGGCGGACCTTGTCGCTACAATGAGCGCTCTGTAAGTGAAATCGTTGGGTACA